ATAAGCTTACCATCTTTTGTTTGTCTCTCTTTTGATGTCGCTGTGGGAGATTGCACACGTCTGCAGATTTTACCATCACTGATGGTAAGGTAGATAGCAGAATTTTTAATTATTGATCCCATTGGTTTAATTGTGATAGTAAGTTATCAGCTTTTATTTTTTAATTTTAATTGATCTCTATACCATTCAGCACCAATAAAAAAACCTAATGAATCAGCTGAAGCTATTTGTAAATCTGTATCTTCTAATCTACATCTTAATCTTTCAATAGATGCTAATTTAATTTCAGCATTAGTTATTTTTTTTTGTCTTTTTTTTTCCATTTTTTTTGCCTTAGCAAACTCATCTGGTCTAATTTCACAAGTCATTTTTCTTGATTGATATAATTCCTCTAACCATTCTACTGGAGTCATAACTTACAATTTATGTGTTAATGAATAAGTTTTAATTTTCGGTTTCATGTCGCTGTTTTGTGCATCCCATAAAAGCTTAGTTGCGTTAAATAGTTTTAAGTCATTTGCACGCTCATTATCTTCACGAATAATTAACTGCCAACCTGCACCCTGTATAGCACCATTTTTACCGGCTGTTCTAGTCTTAGCATTTAGCCAAAGTATTGCGACATGGTCGATAACATTGATTGACTTGTAGGCCTCTTTTATCAGCTCATTATAAGCCGCTAATTGTAGCCAGTAATGGTCGTAAATGGTATTTGATGTCTTGATGTCAATTAGGTAGTTTTTGCCGTTAATCTGTGCTATACGATCAACTGTTCCAGCATAGCCTAACTGCTCACTAATAAAGTTAATTTCGCTGAACATTATCTCTTGATCTACTTGTTGCCTGTACTCAACATAACGCTCAAACATGGTCCACTCGGACATTTTGTAACCGATGTTGCCTCCGTTATCTAATAAGTTAACCTCTTCACCAGCATCGTAACGCTCAGTAAGGCTATGAACGATAGAACCACGTCTACCGGCTTCATCTCTGATGGTATCTGCCTCTTCCCCAACTTGTTTAAGCCATTGGAAAAAATGGGCATCTTTAGGATAAGCTTGTAGAATGGTTGTAACTGATGGAATAAATGCACCTGATTCTGATGAATAGAATCTGTTGTCTGTAAATGTGATTTGCTTTTGATTAGTATCTATAAAATAATTGCTCATGTTGTTTGATTTTAGGATGATTTAGTTTTAAGATTCTGTCTTGTTTTTGTTGTTTTAGTATCAGGTCTATTAAAGTACTGAACTTTTTTTTTGTGTTCAATATCTTCTGTCGATTTGAATAATTTGTCATAAATTTTCTTTAAGATTTTTACCATATATAATGCTCTTTTTTTAAATTCATTTCTAATCTATCAATAGCCTTAGTAAAATCAACACAAGTGCAAATGATGAAGTCATAAATATCTTGCTCTTTGTAATCACTCTCCATTTCATCCCAATAATTATCAAATGTCAAGTGGTAAGATTTTGTTACAAGTTGACCAGTGCTGATATCCTGAGTTTCAAAGTATAGACGGTCATGTCTAAGTAGATACTGGATAAAAGCATGTATAGGAATTACGATGCTGTTTGGAGTATAATTATTTTCACTGATTTGCACGATAATAGTATCATGTCTAAGTACAAAGTCATGGATGTTGAACAATCTTTTTTTCATACTGTTTAATTTTAAATAATGAATAATCTTGTAAAATGTTTCTAGTTGCCAATGTGCCACCAAGTTTGTCAATTTGCTCATCTGATAAATAGACGATAACTGGCTTCTTTTTTTTGCTTTCAGGGATTGGCTTTCTCCCTCGTTTTTTTGTTTCTGTCATTTTTTTAAAGTTGGTTAAAAATGTAATCACCAAGTAAGGCGATTATGATAAAAATTGTTACGATGATTGTGTCTTTAGTTGATTGCTTCATTTTGTTAGATTTTTGATTTGAGATTCAAATATAAAGAAACTTATTTTAATTAACCAAATAAAAATAATATTTTTTATTATTTTTTTTATTATATCCTAAATGTCAGCGTAAAACTGACAAAATAGATATAAAAAAAAACCTCCAATGTAGAAACATCGGAGGGAATGAAAAACAAATCTACCCTAGAAGATGGCTCAAAACGTAGATACGTTAAGCCGTTATTTACTAACAAACGAAATCATATTTTAAAGTATAATTCTGCCTCACATGTTCTGCGCCTGGTGAGACCTTTAAGCTCCATCAATTCCCCACCTACTCTAGCTTTGTTCCAACGCATGAACTCATCTTTTATTGTAGGATCATTAGGATTGGTTAATATCTTTTTTCTTAGTGTTGATTTAGCAAATGCTCCAATACCAAGATTGTAAACAAAAGATAACAACGAATCAAATTGATTTTGATTAAGATTAAGGCCATGCAAAGCATTAGATTTATTTTTTAATTCCCACATCAGCATCTGCTCAGCTTGTTGCTCATTAATGGTATCACCCATTTTTATTTTTCTACCATCAGTGTACATGGTACTTCCCCAACCTATGGTAACTACAGATGCCGGACATAAGTAAGCCTTAGCTTTATAACCCTCAAATAACTTAATTAAGTTTATGCAATTTTTTGACGCTATCATTTTTTAAGTTGTATTATGTTACACATTATGCTTAGTAAAAGTGCTATTATAAGCCACATTATCCAACGATTTTTTGCTGTTACTTTATTTTGAAGCTTATTATTTTGTTGTATTAAATCATTGCATTTATTGTTACATGATATTAGCTCAAGCTCACATGATCTGATAGATGCGCTATCTTTTACAACCTTAGTTATTGTATTCGTTTTATACTGTCTTGCTATAACTGTTGGCCCCTCAATTAATTGTGTTTTGCTAAATGTAAGCCATACTGTATCAACCAAATCATTGTCATAATCATATCCAGGACATTGCACTTCTACAAAGTCATATTCTACTTTGGTAACTGTATCAATCTTAGATGTAACGCATGGGAACGTATCTCTACAAAAGTTAGCTAATACTTCCGGATGTCTTTTATTTACTGCATTAACCTTATTAATTGCCCTTTGTGTAGGATTACAACTACATATCAGCATCATCAACACTGGTATCAAATATCTCATTGAAAATGTTATTTAAAGATTCACTAATTATATTAATGGCTTGGTATTGTATGTTTTTTATTATCTCTTTGTCTGCTGCATTCATTAAGCCAGTATCTAATAAATCTATAGCCCCTAATGAGTTGTATGCAGCTGCAATATACTCGCTGTTTTTGTCCTCAATTTCATAGCTTAAATCATCATCTAAAATTACTTTTTCATCTAGCATAACTTACCTTTTATGATTGAATAATTTTTTACGGTGTAATCTCCATCCTTAGCTATTTGTATGTGAGCAAATCCATGCATGGTATTACCTACCAATGGTGAGTAATCTGCTCTAAGCTCACATAAGCACCCTGTACTCCAACAACTGATTATTTTGCCGTCTAAATCAGTTTCAGGATGGTGGCTTGGTCTATGTAGGTGTCCAACAATTAAAGACTGCTTTGCCCTTAAAAATGCCCCACGTGAAGGGTTAACTGGTGTGAAAGCTCCTTTGAAGATGTGATGGCCATGAGTGATTGATAATTTACCGGCTTTAACCAAAACTTTATCATCTAATATCTTTACTTTGACGCTATTTAGTTGTAAACGCTCCTCTAAGAAAAAATAATCATCATTCCATATCTCTCTCACTTTTGAATATAAAAACTTTTCCCAACGGATGCAATGGTTACCTTTTAACCAATAAATTAATGCTTTTGGAAATGCTTTGCGTAGTTGAACTAAAAACTCTCTTGTCGCATCAAACTCCTGTTTAACACTTCTTTTTTTAGGATCTGATTCAAACTTACTTATTTGATGGTTGTCAATTAAATCACCGTTTATGAAGATAGTATTTACCTTTTCTTTTTTGCCATAATCTAAGGCAATAGTAACTGCTTCAATATTATGGTAAGGGATGTGTAAATCTGAAATAAGCAGAATATTATTACAGCTAGTAGGAAGTATAAAAGGATCTCTTTTCTCTTCATAAGATTCAGGTAAATTGTAAGGATTTAAACTTCTTTTTTCAGTCATAAAAAATTCAGTATTTTTTGTCCATTTTCTTAACTCGCTACCTTTTTTGCCTTCTATATATCTTAACGCACTTCTACAATCCTCAATATTTTTAAATGATAAATTATTATCTGCATAAACTATCCTAGCCAACTTTAATGTTGGCATATCAGGAAACTTTTTTCTATATTCCTTAGCTATTTCACTTTTCTTTTGCAAACAATTTACCGGTTGAGTTGGTAAATAAATTTTTCATTATGTAAGCCAATGCTGATGTAATAGCCATTGTGCCAATAGCCTTCCAGTCAAATACTAAGCTTCCAGCTTCAACAGTTTGATAAACAATAGTAATAACGGTTGACAATACAGCCATAATAAGACCTTTTAAAAAGTCATTATTATTAAGTGTTAAAAATGTACTTTGCATAATTATAGTTATTTGGTTTCTAAATTTGTAATTCTATTTTCGTGATTTTCAATATCTGTTTTCATAACATCAATATCTTTATTGATAGCTACATCAGATAGCAATATTTGCTCAATTTTCTTTTCAAATCTATCCATTTTCTTTATGAAAATATTGCTTACAAAAGCTACTAGACTAAAAATAGCCATCATTAAAATATTTGTCAATTGTGCGTTATCCATTGCTTGTATAGTTTAAATATTGTGCATCTTCGGGAATATCATCATAACTAATTTCAAATGATTCAGGGTGTTCTACAATAGATGGGTGCTGTTCTAAAGGCAATGTCCATCCTGTAGTATTAACAACGGTATAAGCTAACTCTATTCCCTTCCCCGATAATATTAATTTTTGTCTTATGTGTTTCATAGTTAATTAGTCCAATATTGAATAGTGAGATTTACTTGTGCTATACTTGAGCCAACCCAACTGGCAAACAATTCAACTCCATTATTTGCTGAATTATTCCTCATCATTCCTCGCGTTGCTGCAGTAGTAGCCATTAAATTTGCACTGGTAGCCAACTGAACATTTAATACATAAATGTATTGTGATGCCCCTGTTAATCCTGTTGGTTGTGCTGGTGTCGGTGCGTTACTTGGTAATGTTAATAGTATTGCCGATGTTGCATTTCCATTTGTTGCGTAAACTAAAGAAATATTTAATGTAACACATTTACCGACTTGCGTTAATCTATAAGAATGATTGGTTGCCCCTGAAGGTGCTGTTGTAGCAGTCCATGTTATTGAGCCGTCAAAAACTCCAGATGTATCTCTAAATGTTTGAGCTGTTGCGTTTGCCGTTACTGGTGTTTTATTGGCTAAAATTGTATAAGCTGAAATTGATTTGCGTTGTAAAGTTGATGTATCTGTTATGTTTAATTTACCATTAATTCTATTACTTAAACTTGCCGTATCTGCACTATTTAATTTGAGGTTGATTCTATTACTTAAACTTGCCGTATCTGCACTATTTAATTTGAGGTTGATTCTATTGGACAAAGAAACAGTGTCATTAGCACCTAATTTGCTATTAAATGTTGTCCAATTAGCTGATGATAAAGCACCTCTATTTGTTGCTGATGCAGTAGGTAAGTTAAATTTATGAGTTGTCCCTGTAGATACTATTTTAAAATCAGTACTATCTGTTCCTGTTACCATTGTTTGAGCTGCTCCTGTTAGGGAATTAATAGCAGTAATTCCAGTACCAGCCATTATACCACTTTGTTGAGTAACAGTTAATATTGCAGAGGGTATTGCAGGATGTGGTGATGTGGCAACAGCAGCTACTATTTCAACATTTGTATTGCTTGTTGCCCACATTAATTGTATATAATCTCCTGCTGCTAAATCAAGTACATAATTCCAAGCTGCAACAACTGGCGAAGCATTAGCACTACCTGTAAGAACTACTTTCCCTGTAGTTGATGGAATATCAACACCGTTTTTCCTAATCCAAATATCTGCAATCATATTTCCACTGCCACCTGTTTTCTCAAGCTGTAATGAAAATTGTATATTATAAATACCTGTATTTGCTAATGTAACTCTTGTTGGATTACTACTACCATCATTAACTACAGTAACACCATTTGTTAAATCTGTTGTATTTAATTTTATAGCATAAGCAGTATTAATAGATGCAGCAGTTTGTGATGTATTATCTTGAAATGCTCCATAATATCCACTTGCTGGAGGATTAGTTCCCACACTATCTTTGATTGCATAAGTGATATTGTTCTTTTTATAAAAAATACTATCCTTACCTAAAGTTCTAAAAATAGTATCTACAGCAACACCCCCTGCAGATATTGTAATGTTGCCATATGCATCTGCAGTATTACCATTTACAGAAATAGGAATTGTTCCACCTATTTGTGGTACTTGAAGTGATACATTTCCACTTGAATTTGTTCCAATTTCAACAAATTGACCATCACCACCACCAAATTTTAAATAACCACCAACACCGTCATTCACTCTTAATAATTCATCGGAAGTATTTGATCTTGTAACAACAAAACTTCCATCATAATACCTGTTTAAAGCAATTGAATCACCGTCATTTGCTATTCTTAATCCTAAAACTGATATTTGATTTGTTGTTGTAGCACCTGCATTTGTTACCTGTTGTAATGTTGGTGTTGTAATAGCATCCCTTACATCACTAAGCTTAGCCAACGTATCTGTTGCGTCTAATGTTTGTACTGGTAAATATATTGTAGCTCTAGTGCTATCCTGCCCTTTTAACTTTTGCGACATGTACTTATTAATAAACTCAATAGTAGCTTGTGGATAAGTGTATTGATAAAGTCCACCACCAATTGAATCACCAAGAGCCATAAAAGGCATCCAGTTGTTGTCTAATGGTGAAATGTATATTTGATTGCCTGATGATCTACCAAGTAAATTAATATCTCTATTGTAAGATGTATTGCCATTATTTAATACACTTTGCAAATCCTGTGTACCTCCACCTGTTGTAGTTACATTAATTGTATCCCAACCAAGTTGATTAGTCCACATATAAAGATAACCTCCACACGTATCTATTGCCAATGCCCCATCTTTAACCGTACTACCACGTAGATTGGGAACACCACAAAAACTCGGTAGATGTAATGTTGAATCCACTTTCAAACGCTTCATTTGATATCCTGAAGCAGTCATAGGTGTATACTGTGCTGGTTGAGCATAGGTAATAAGTGTACATAGTATAAAGATTACCGTTAGTATGTATTTATATTTCGCCATAAGTTATTCCTGGTACTCCAGTGCCTTTAAATGTTGCTGAAAATGTTGTCATATTATCAAATGATGCTGTCTCATTGATTGATTCAATATAAACATTACAATCCTTTAGTAAATAATGATTATCATCATCAACCTCGTAATATCTTATTTGAATTATCTCTCCAAGTATTAATTTATAATACAAAAAACCCATACTTATTTTAGAAGGAAAGTAACCATTAACACCACCTGAAAATGCTGAATCAATATTTACTCCAGGTGCAGGACTAAATTCGTATGAACATTGAGAATTATATCCATTTATTGTTGATCCCAATCCTGGTCTAGCAGTTATAATTAAACTATTGCCACTTATTACAGATTGATAACCACTAACACCAGCATTTATACCATCATTCATATAAGTTAAAAAAGCTGCAAAATTTGCAAAAGTACCAGTTGAAGTAACAAATAAATTTACCCAACTACTAATCTCAAAAGCTCTTATTAAACAAAATAAATTACCATCAGTAGGAAATTCTCCACTATCAGCTATATCAGTTAAATCTAGTGTAGTTGTTGCTCTTGTTTCACCAGTTTCAGGCTTATCCAAAAAAACCAATCCCTCAATACTTCCACTATATTGCTTGCCTGATGGTAAAAATGTTTTAAACGCTCCTGATTCAGTTACTGATGTTTCTATAAAATCTGTGGATATGTCAAACGTTACTGATCTAGCACAACCAATAGGAACATAAACATCACCAACAAAATCTTGGTTTTGTAAAACGCTTAGTATTACATCTTCACCTCTTACTAATCCCATTGCTTAGTTGTTTTCATAAAGATAATTAAATTCGTACAATATATTAAATAAATAGTTGGTAAAATCAGTAAAATTGTCTACATAATCAGTGTCACTATTAAATACTTCCCACATTGTAAACTCAGCTGAATCATTTTTATAATCTATAGCTACACTACCTAATAACATTTTATTGTGTAATGATGCTCCAGTAAACCCATTGCTAAATATTGCTAGATTGCTAAGCACTCCATTTGAATTTCTAATACTAAGTAAATTGCCATTAAATTTCGTTCTAGGAATGTAACGCTGAAACATGTAAGTCTCAGTAACCAACTGCCCTAGATTTTGATAGGTAGCATCAGGTATGCCTGTATTGTAACCATATCCAAACTTCCATGTAGTACATTTATCTTGTAATATGCCAGTTTGAGTTGTTAAAAATAATGTACCTGATATTGATGAACGTTCTGTATTGTCAATAAATATTTCAACATCATTTACATTATTTAATTTTTTTGATTGGCTTGCATTATGACTATGACCAGTAACTTGACCTTGACCAGCAATAACAAATTTTAATTCAAATCTTAATCCTTTGTACCTAGTTTCATCTGAAGGTGATGCTGTTGCTTCAGCTAAATAAATATTTAAAATACCATCAAATGGTGCTTTTGCATTTTCAATATTGACATTTTGCCATTGATTAGTATTTTGTCCTGAAGGTATATAAACTGTATATCCTGGAAATGCAGCCCAAGTATAATCATCTTGTAAAAATAATGTTGTTGTTCCATTAGTTATTCTAATAGCAAATTGTATACTATTTGGTCCAGGTTGACTTACATCAGTAGAAAATTGAAATGTATAATTAAAAATATCACCTTGATTTAATGGTATATTTTGCGATTGAACAGATCTTGGGGCATCCCAAGTACTTCCAGTAACTACAACATATCTTTCTACTTCATTACCTCCATCATTTATTACTCTAATAAATCTATTTGGTGATGGTGATGGATGGGCATCATAATCAAACCAACATGGCAAATCATACTCTCTATTGGTAAATCCTCCACCAGTTGTTACTTGTCTTAAAGGCCCTAAATCAGTAAATTGGCTATTACATAACAAATCCTCAGGCTGTACATAATTAAAGGTCTCTAATGTCCTCCTATAAGGTCTAATGATAGATTTAAGTAAACCAGTCTCAATACTATTATTTGATAAAAAATCATAAGATTTGTTTATTTGTAATAAATCTACATAATCAAAATCACTATTGTAATTGTAATAATATATAACCGTTTGACCTTCCTCAAAATCTAAAAATAAATCAGGATAACGCACTATCCACCAACTGCCCAAAGATTGAAAGCATGACATGTTAAAACGCTTCATAATTATCTCTAACACATCATAGCAACTCATGTACTCATTACCTTTTAAAAATGTGTTACCTAATAAGGTAACATCTTCAAGTATTCTAGTCTCACCAGTATCTAAGAAAATCTCACCATCGGATGGAGTAATGTGATTGTAAACATTTAAACCCATATCTGTTACATAAGTAGAACGTAAACATAACTTTATAAAAGTCATTAATGGTATGTAACCATCTAATGATACTACTTGTCTATACGTTATATCAAATGTGCCTATCACTAATGCTGGTATATCTTCAATTATTTGAATACACCAACCTGTATAAAATAAATCAATTTCACCCAAATTGGTAACCATTGTAAATGGTGTACCATCTATTGTAAAAGTTTGACCAGGTTGCACATTCCAAGTTGCTACGTTTATTACAATATATGGGCCAGCTGGAACAAACGCACAACCTACATTTGTTAAAGTAGTTACATCACCAAATAAAAAAGCCGCTCTATCTAAATTTATATCTTTTATAGTCCCTAAGTTATCGGATGCAGTTAATGTAATTGTATGTATAAAATCTATCTGCACTTCACTACAATCATCTTGTTGTATAAATCCATCAAATAATGTACCTGCAGTTGTATCTTCAATTAACTTAACCCTAAACTCATTGTCATTGTCTGAATAAAAATCTGATAACGATAAGCCACCTGATGTAGTAAGATTTATTGTTAGTGTACTACCTTTTATAGGTGCCAATGGATCATCTTCCTGCCACTCATGTATAACTGGCGTGCCAGCTAAAATAAATGGGATAGAAGCACCCTCATAACTATCCTGATAGATTTCTACAATGTATCTAAGTTGCGTTCTAATTGAATCAAATGAGCTTGTGTATTTTAATCCCATTATGTTGTACGTGCATAAGTAGCACTATATTTTTTATTACTAAAATAAATATCTTGACCTCTTAAAATGCCGTAAATCTCTAATCCACCAGTTACACCACCTAACATGTTAGATGTTTGAGCTGCAGGGATTACTTGACTGCCTCTTGGTAAATTAATCAACTCAGGTCCACGCTCCCCAACTAATGCCATACCACCAGGTGCATTACGTGTACCAACTGCAAATGCATTTTGAGTACTAGTTGCACTTTTTATTAATGAGCCTAAAGCTACCAATGCAACCCCTGCAGCAATAACTAAAAAAGGATTTGCTAAAGCTTGAGCAATTGCAGCTTGAGCTACTAATGCAGCTGCACCAATTGCAATAATTTGCTCACCTAAAGTAGCTACTACTCCACCTAATGCATTAAATATACTTTGAAAAATATCACCGAAATTAGCAGTACCATTTATTGCAGCTGCTAATCCTTCTCCAAGTCCTACACCTATTGCAGATATTGATGATTCTAATGCTGATGCTAATGCATCAGTTATATTTACTGCATCTTTTTTTATATTATCTATACTACCTTGTGGAATTGCAAATGGTATAGCTATTGGTGTAAGATTTATTTTCTCTTGTAATGATTTAACTAAATCTTTAGGTTTTACTTCATCCAATGATCTTTTTAATCTATTTAACTCAAATACTAATGGCAATGTAAAAGCTGGATTAGCTTTAAACTTTGTAATTGCAGTTGTTATAAAAGATTCAAACGCTTGTATGTTTGCTTTTGTTGCCGGCTCATTAAATGCTAAAGCTATTCTCTCATTAGCTACTAATGTAGCTATAAATGCATTGTATGCATCTTTTAATGTTTCAACTTTTTTTACTGATTTAGTATTAGTAACATTTTTTCTACGTTCCTCAGCTTCTAATGCCTGTACCGCTAATTTTGATAATGCAAGTTGATTTTGATAATCTTTGTAAATTTTCTTTTGCTCATTTACCTTTTTAGCTGCATCTACAGCAACTTGAACATATCTTTTTTGCTCATCAGTAAAGCCAGCTAACTGATCAGATGTAACATTAGAAATATCATTAAATGAACGTATAGCATTTCTAAAATTATTCGTAGATTCAAAAGATCCTTGTTGTGTCTCTGCGAATCTATTTAAAGCACCTTCAGCATCTTTATATAATTGAATTGATTGACCAACATCTAAATTAGCCTGTGCTGTTTCCTCTCCTAATATTCTAACATTTAAAGCTGCAGATTTTGCAGATGCAGCCGCACCACCAAAATTTATTTTAAACTCTAAATCTTTTGTAGCCTTTATAAAATCTAATTCTGTTTTTAAGTCTTTTAAATCATTACCTACATTTTTTATGTCTGTAGATAATCTAACTAACGAACCACCATAAATATCTGATGCATCTGCTGCCTCTTTACTTGTTCTACTCCACGCAGTAAATCCAATCTGAGCAAAACTTATAGCTGCAGTAACTACACCAAATGCCAACCCAAGACCAGCAGGCCCACTCAACCCACCAACCAACGCTTTTAATGCTCCACCAGTGCTACCAGTCTCAGCTTTTAATCTACCAAATGATTCAACTAACGGATTGATGTTATTGGCAATACCTATAAAGCCAAATGGAGCATCCTGAGCTATTCTAGATAGATTTTGTATTGATTGCCCGGCTTGTGTAGCTCCATTGTTTAAATTACTTCTTAATGCATCTCCAGTTTTCTTAGCCTCAGTAGCTGTAGTTTTTAATGCATCAGTAGTATTTTTAAGACCACTACTAACCTTATCAAATCCGGTTGCCGTAACTATTATCTCTATCTCTTCTGCCATTATTTAATCTTTAAATTGTGTCGCTCTAAAATAGCTTTGTATCTATCTGCCGTCATTGGCTCAACCTCTTTTTTATCACTCTCATCCTCCATTGGCCAAAACTTATTAATCTTACCTATTGCCTTACTTCCAGCCATAGCCTCAGCTACACGAAAAGAGGCAAAACGAATGACCATAGCCGATTCCTTTTGCCTCTCTAAATATCCCTCACACGCTGCATAAAACTCATGAGGCATTGAGCAGTAATATTCATCAACACTCCACCCTAACTTGCCCAATGCAAATTTTAAGTTGTCGTAGCACTGCTCTCTATGGCTTTTTTTTTCTCCTCATTATCTCTTATCTCTTGACCTTGCTTTATAAGGTCATTCCATACTTTTGTCTCGTTAAGCAAAAGTGTTACAGCTTGTATCTGTTCATTTTTATTCTCCATCTCATCTACCCAATCACACACATTTTCCCAAGTGTATTCCACATCTTCACGCTTTAATCTGCTATAACCTAACATACCACCGTATACCATAGCATACATAAAACCTGATGTAGTCTCACCATCGTTAAACTCATGAAGCTTCTCAATGGCTAATTGGTTAAATTTAATTCCGTACTCACGTCCGTTTAGTTTGATTTTCATTTTTGTTTGTTTTAGATAATAGTTAATTTGATTGACCTAATTACAAGCCAATCAAATTAACCTATGTTATTAATTAAGCTGTTACAGTTATTGTAGGCTCTCCTTGAGGCTGTATAGTTCCAGTGAATGTTCCGATAGAATCGAATGCGTATGTGCTGCTTAATTCAGACAAAAATCCTGTTCCACTTTCTATCTCATCTCCAGTTACTGGTGTTTCAGGTGCTATCTTCCATCCTATTGTTGTTTTACTTCTCAACAATTGACGAAGTGATGTACCACTGATTTTACCACTATCCGGATCTTGTAAATGTTGTCCTTCAAAAGAATAAGACAACTCTAATGTGCCTGGACTTTTATCCGGTCCACAAGCTGACGCTGCATCAACAACTGTTACTGAATCAGCTTTGCTTACTGAAGTTAAACAAACTACTGTATCGTAATCTGTTCCACCCGCTGGATCAATGAATAATAACATCGTACCACCGGCTACTTTGTGTTCTGCCATTTTATTTAAGTTTTAATTTGTTATGAAATTACGAAAATATCTTGTTTAAAAATCAATATCCTTGAAATAAATACTTTTCCACCCAAATTACCAAATCTTTCTGTCCTATCTGTTTGTAAGGTCAAATTACACATTTGTAATCCAAAGGCTGATAAATCTATGTTTGACACCCCTTGTGGCTTTATTGCGTCTATAATTGCCCCACACGCTGTATTTAATGTTTTGCTGTTGTTGTATTTGTACTCCCAACTGTGAACGCTCAACTGAATAGTAAGATTTACATCTGATGAATTGTTTGTACTGGTCTCAGTTGATGTTGCATCATTAATGACACAATAAATTTTATGCTTTACATCATCCGGCTCCTCCCCCTCATAAACAGGAATATCCAATCCATTCACTATCTCATAGTAAGCTTGTAATATTGCACTGTTTACATCTCTCATAATTATAGCATTTTTTTAAATACAGCCCTTAATTTTCTTTTTAATACAGGCAAAGTTTTATTTACAGATGGATATAAAAAAGGTTTTGCTGGTATTCCATTTCTTAATATACTTAAAGCTATAGCTTGTGCTGCATCTACCAATCTTTCATCATCTGCTTTTGAATTTTTTAATCTTTTTCTTGTCTTAACTGAGTACCTTGCCGTTATGCCTTTTCTTTTTACCCAATCTAAAATTGCATTTAAAAAATCATAATAATCACCACCTGCTTTACCTTTAAATGTTGCTGCATATGCTTGCCAATCTGCAGGCAAACTGCTAACATAAGCTGCTGCATATTTCCTAGTACCAAACTCAATATATGCTGCATATTTTGCTGTTGCTACTACTTTTGCTGTACCATTACCATAAATAGGACTTATTGACCTTAATAAAGCTCCTTCATCACTACTATTTGCACTAACTAAAGATTTAGCATTTGATGCTGTATCATCAGCCCATGCATTAAGCTCTGCTTGTACCATGCCTTGCATTTCTCTTGATAATACATCAAACTTTTTAATTAACTTATCTAATCCTTTAGCTTGTAGCTCCATTAGTAATATAATATGGTTGCAACCTCGTTAACTTCAAAATAAGCACCCCATGTAAACTCACCTGTAGCACTATTATACAACACTTCCTTACCTACTGGACTGCCCGATGTAATTACCAGGTATTGTATGCCGTCTTTAAAGGCACCAAATACATTTTTACCAACTAACCCATTGTAAGTAAATTGATACTCGCCACCCTCAGCTATGTAGTTGTATACTTTGATATTGCCTGTGTCCATTGGTGCGTCTGAGTTAATATTTTCATCTAATTTTGTTGCCTTAATATATTCAAAAGATTTAGCTCCCTCCGTTCTTATTTGTATTGAATTAATCTTGTAAAATTGTGATTCGTACTCTATAATATCGTTACTTCTTGTTGGTCGCTCACGCTCATACCTTAACACAAAATTCTGGTCATAAGTCCATTGATTTTGGTCATAACTTTTTGCCGTAGAGCCGTCTCTATCAATAACCTCAGCCCACTTTGACCAACTACCAGTAAGTACACTAACCAATCCACCAAACTCATTCAAGCTTGTTGTGTATCTATTGATAGTAACTCTACGATTTAATTTATACACGCTTGTAAAGGTTTAAAATTATCTTAGCTATTGGACTAATGTCATCCACTCCTACTGATCTGTTGTCATACAAATAATACACCTGGTTAAGTAATGCCGTCTTTAATGCCTCCGGTAATGTTGTGTACCCTGTTGTATAATCAATGGTAATGTTATTTTGCAAAGGTGTTTTTAAACGCTTAAACTCATTGCCACCAATTGTGTAATTTGTATCTAATATCAACACCGTTCCTTGCTCATTCTCAACACTATTAATGGCTATCATTGGGCCATAAGGAATGTAAATATCACCGTTCATATTGTTAAGCACTGCTACTACATCATGCTCTACAAATCCAACACCAGTGTAAGCTTCACACATTTGCCTTGCAGCAGTAATCAATAAATTAATCAAATCATCATCAGTACTGATGTCTATCTTACAAAAATTCTTTGCCTCAGTTAATGTAACCGGCTCCGTAATTTCCCCATCCTGAAATTGAACATCTAAGACACTGTTATAATCTACCATGATTTATTTATTTTAAAAAGCCCCACCCCTAGAGGTGAGGCCTTTATCATCATCAAACAAACGAACTATTTACTATACGTTACCGAAATCAGCATATAATGCAGATGCAGGCATCATTAAGTTAACATCTTCTAAACACTCAATACGTGCAGTGATTAAGTTTTTAGTGAAGTTGTCTGCATCTTCCATTGAGAATTCAACAGTGATAGCTTCAGTTTCAACTCTCTCAAGATAATCTCTATCAATGATTAAGATTTTATCATCAGTTACCCAAGATGCTGGTAAGATTGGTGTACCACTTATTGCTACGTTTCCGTTAACACTTGACAAGATACCACCTGATCCTTGATAGTAACCATTAACATACAAAAGCTTGTTTAAACGAGCCAATTGTGTGTGTGATACTAACGCATAAGATGCATTGTAGTTAGCAGTCATTTGAGCAGCAATTGCATCAACGATAAATTTGATATCATCAGTCTCAGCTGATGAAGTAGATCCTGTTGCAGCAGCACTAACTGTAGAGAAAAATGCAGAATTCTCAGCTTTGTAGAAATCTCTAAGCAACAATCTTGGAAGAGTTGTTTGCATAAATGGTAATTGCTTAGCCATTTGCTTTGAAAAACGTGCAAAGCCTGCAATATAATCTTCAACAATTTTGATTTCTGATAAATCATAATCTACTTGACCTTTGCTAGCTCCTTCAGTTTGTACTGCAATTGCACCTTCTCCACCAGTCTCACGATATTGAACATATAAACCAGTTGGACTGATTGCAGTTGGCATCAAATCTCTAAAGTTGATTTTTTGAGATGGCAATAAAGCTTGTGTAGCTGCATAAGATGCAACACCATCACCAGTTAAGTTGTTAGACAAAGTCATGTTACCAACAGCTTTGATTTCCATACGGAATGGCTTACCCTTCTTTACGTTTTGGATTTGGTCGAAATTCTCTTCCATTCCTTCAGTAAATAATTGACCAAAAGATTTTTTCTCCATGCTAGATGCAGATGAAGATTTAACTCTTGTTTGCAACAAATCAAATCCTTTCAATATTGCAGCTTGCTCAGCTTTCAATTTGTTGAACTCATCTGTCATAGCTTTTACAGCCTCAGCTGAATCACTACCGTTGCCAAATGCGTTGATTTTCTCATCAACTGCTGTTACTACTGATTTCAATTGATCAGCAATCTCAGACTTAGTTTTTTCAGATATTGAAGTTTCAAGTGTTGACTTTAACGCTTCCAATTCTGACATTAATTCTTTCTTTTCCATGTCTTTATGGTTTTTGTAATTTGATTAAATTTTATTTCTAAACTGCCTAATTATATCTATTGTATCATCTGCTGGCTGAATGGTGTTAACCGGTTCAGTAGTATTAGATTTCATATCTAGAATTAATTGAGCTAATTGTTTACTATGTAACAACAACATCTGTATTGTATCATCTGTTGCCGTTGTATTTCTGCAGAACTTGTCAATAGCAGCCGTCTTAGCCACTATCATATCTACATCTAAATTCTTATCACCCTTAAGTGATGTGATTGGAGTTAATGCATTTGCACCCCATGCCGTCAATGAACTACCCTCATATAACTTTACCTCAGTAATCTCAAATTGTCCTAATGATGGATTACGTAAATAGTTTTCATAGGATTGGACTTGATTACGCTTGATAATTTTAAAACCTATTGAATGCTCAGTTATTAATCCACTCTCAACCATCTTTATAAAATCCATACCGCCCTCATGTGTGCCTACCTGACTCTCATAATACAATCCATTTGCATCTTCCTTTAAACTAAGTAATTTACCCAAAGGTTGTGATGGATCATGATTAAGTAAATGCTTAATTCTAGGTTGTGCTGATGCCGGGCCTTGCTCACTAATTGTCTTAGTAAATGCTCCAGGCTTCATAATGTCTCCATCTGCATCAACATTGTTGAACTTGCTAAAGTAACCAGTAACAATGCCCTGTATTGGATTCATATCCATTATCTCAGATGCTATTGAAATGTCCTTTATTGTGTAAATACTGTTCATTGATATAAAGTTACTATTTTATTTTAAATAAATGACCAAAATAATTTTGCACTTGGTAAGGGATTTGCACCCTTATCTCCCTACTATGTAAGGGCGTTTCCTAATGTTGGTATTTATTCCCAATTACGCCAACCAAGTATCTTATCTTCTAATTATTCTACCGTTCCTATCCCTCTTCGCCTGAAATGCAACCGTACATCTGCAATTTACTACCTCACTAGCTGGGACTGCCAGCCCATTTGGTTGTGTTCTCACACCAGGTTGCATCATCCCAATATCACCAAGCTTAGCATTTGTCAAAGTAAATGGTGTATCAATTGGTAGCCTTGTACCGTCAACCATCTTATGATCATGCCTTGTTCTGTTATCCTTTACTGCTATCCATACTTTCTCCATTACATTACCAGATTCATTTGCGTATATCATAGCAGCACCATTAGCACTGGTAACTGTCTCAGTCCTTGCTATCCTCCTTGCCCTCATTGCATTGAATGCCGGACTAACCAATAACTGCCTTACTATATCATCAAATGAGGCACCTGTTACTGCTGCATCACTTAATACCTGTTGTATGAATGATGTGCTGTAACTTGTCATTAGGTTTGCATCATTCAACAAATCAATACCATAGTATTGATTCATCAACTCCACTATCCTTTCATTAAATCCCATTTGACCTGAAACAAATGCATCATCAGCCTTTATTGATTCCGTTCTAGTTACTCTAGCCCACGCTGGCCCCACCGTCTTATACAATGATACTAACACCTCATATATGGGGAACACCGGTAATGTCATTGGATCTTGTGTCTTTATAAATGCATCCAATTGAATCTTTAAAGCTTTATGAAACTTAGGCTCATACAACTTCTCATACCTTTGTTGAAACTTGTTCCACTTATTCCAATATGCCTGTTGTTCCTGTTGTGTCATAAACTAACTGTTATGCTTAACCCTTGTGGACTTAATTTATTTGCTAATGCTTTTTTTACTTGCTCTACCTTCCATTCCCTTTGTTGTTTTTTTAATGGACATGATGGCACTGGCAACTCACTGATAAGCATCAATGAGATTTTACTGTGTATCATCTGTGTAATTTGCTCTATACTTTTTTCCATTACAACATTGGTAAATCAGGAACACTCATAGTTAAATCCGTTATCACTTGCTTACCTGAATCAATTATAATCTGATTCATTACAGGCTCATCTATCATCTCAAAGTCTTGTATCTCTCTCTTTTCATTTGGTGTTATCCACCACATTGCACCCAATGCCTCAGCTTGCGTTTTCATATCATCCTGCATAGCCGGAATGTCGCTTATGTCTATCTCTATTGTTCTGCTCACTCCATCCTGATACATAGGCAATATGCCCCTTATCAATGCATCCCTAAACAAATGTATGTTTGGTAAGATTGAGTTTGTGTATAGCATTTTTAATGCTGTATTCATGTTGTTGTAAGTACTGCTATCTGTATTGTTTAGCAACACCTCAGGGAACTTATAAGCATTGCAAATCTTTGTGAAGTCTATCTTTTGTAAATCAGCTACCTCCATATCTGCTAACCTCAATCCCAACTCTAAATATCCCATCTCACCAGCTGCGAAGTATGGCGCACCCTTGTTACTGCTATTTCTTAAGTACTTGCTAAAGTCATTCTTACGTTGCCCCAATGATTCAATTGCAAAATCAGACTTCTCATACACAATACCTGGCACCCCACCATTCTGCATTTGTGCTACTGATGCATTCATTCCAGCATCTAACCTGGTAACACGTTTAGTCAATACTTGCAAAGGACTTAGGCCCCTGAACTGCTGACCATTTGTAATGGTTGGATTGTAATACTTCACATGAATTATCTCATCTGTTGTAAACTTACCATCAAAGTTTGTATCAAAGTATCTATACCCTACTACTGCCTGAGGGAACGTATCACTAACCAACACCGTTACATTCTGATTGTTCAATGCATGAAGTGTAACCATGCCAGCATTAGGCCCAAGCTCCAACACTTCTTTGTATAAAAAAAGCTCACCAGTGATGTATAAGATTGTGTAATATTTTATCTTATCTTCATAGCTTATGCCATCCAACATTTTCATAAAGATATCATCAGGCTGTAAATCTTGTAAAGCTTTAGTTTTATAGTACTTCTTTTGTAATGCTTTCATGTCATACTTTTTGTATGACTTCATTGCATTATCATCCACAATCTCATAACCATAGAATGGAATCCTTGCAGCAGTCTCAGCTAGATAGCTTATCACTGAATAAATATCATCAATTGTGCAGTACTGGTTGATTGCCTCAATAGTCTGCCAACTTGGGAAGATTGCATTACTTGCATTGATAGTCATTCCCATTGATGTACTTTGTAAAGCTTTTACTTGTTGCTGTAAGTCCTTTACTATCTTAGGAACTCCAAACAGCCTGTCAATCATTCTCATAAGCAAACATTAATTTTGGTTTTAACTCAAACATTTCACGCATCATAAACATATCCAACAAATCGGGGCTATCCCCGTTTAACTTAACTTTCATTTCATCCTTGCCCACTATCCTAAGCTTACCATCATAATCACTCTTAGCACGTTGGATAGCCTTGCGCTCATACATAAACCTTTGCCTCACCGTCATTGTACTATCGTACATCTTAGATGCTACATTCTTACTAATTTTCATCTGTCCATCACCAACCCTTCCACCTGATCTGTAATAGCATTGTGTCTTTAGATTAAAGTAATTCTCTTTTATCAACCTTCCACTTGCCTCATCCTTTACACTCATTGCTGATGCCCCACCATTGAACGGTACTGCACCCTTTATGAATCCATCCACATAACTACCTACACCATCAGCGTCATAACAAATATAACGATTTTCTACGGAATACTTTTGAGCCATACGATTAATTAAATCTATCACTTGCTTACCATCACTCTTATCCATTATCTCCATGTCCACTAACTCCATACCTTCCCAATATCCAACTACAAGCTTATTGCTTCCCTTCATTGCAATATCTGCAGTGATGTACTTGCCTGTCTTATTAACTCCTTTTACATTCTCAAACAACCCTGCAAAGCTATCATACTCATACACATCATTAGGACTGTTGCTCACCTTCCACCTTCCTTCAAGTAGTTGCCTCCTGGTGTCCTCATCCTGACTAAGCAAGTTACCTGGATAAGAAGGATCATTCTTTAACCCTTCCTTATTATCGTAAATGCTTCCACTAACAAACGTAATGGACTTGATAAAGTCTTGTGGTTGTAATCCTGATGCCTTTATCATTGGCTCAATGATATGCTCAGCTTTCTCATACACTTCCTCATAGCTATCACCCCAAATGTAATCATGGCCATACTTGATAAAGTATCTTAGCTTACCTCTACGCTCCAGTATTGGAAACCCTGTCTCACCATCTATCCACCAGCTTATGAGTTTATACACCCAACTCTCAGGATCAGGATTGCATGTAGCCCTAACATAAGGCTTCACCTGGCATGAGCTACGGTTACGTGATAGCAGATAAAAAAACATTGATTCAGTAAAATGTGTAAGCTCATCAAATCCTAAGAATGGAATCTGTGATCCCTGCCAATCATATTTATTTTTCTCATACTCCAAATGCCTGAATGAAATCTTTACACCACTTGGGAACTTCCAGTCTAATGATGATTCCCTTGCATCACCCTTAACTATTGGATAAAGCTTTGTACTGGTGTCCCATAATCCACCCTCATTTCTTATCTGTACGCTGGTCCTACGGAATATTACACCACCAAATCCTTTGATGTCTATGTGTCTAATAGGATCTAATAAAAGTGCAAATGTCTTACCTACAAACGCAGCTGCACCACCAATGACAATATCAGCCTTACTGGATAAAGCTATAGTTTGGTAGCCTGTTTGTGGCCTTATATATTCGATGTTATTCAATTGGCTCTATTGTTTCATCTATCGGCTCTATTGGCTCAATGAAGTTATCTCGGCCATTGTCCGGTAGTTGTATTACTTGGAATGTTTTGATGTCCTGTTCTACGTTCATCTGTATCTGATCTGTTGGCTTACCTACTCCATGCTCCCAGCAAAACTTAATCAATATAGGCTCCTTGCTATTCAGTAACGTAACAAAGCCATTGTGAATACTACCGTAGTACTCCTCAATAGCTTTTATTGCGATGTTCCTGACATCTAACTCAAATTGTTTTTTAGGCCTTCCTGCTCCAGGTCTAGCCCCTCCTGTTCCTGCCATGATGATTTACAATTGTTTAATCAATATAAAATTAATCATTTTCTTAGACATAACGATAATTAAATGACCTCTTAACTAAATCTAATGCTTTTTTACGGTCTAATAGCAATACTTCCTTCATCTCGGTAAGGTCTTTAAATATCTTGCCACTATTAACCTCTAAAATGCGTTGCTTATTGTAATCTCTTTTTCTTGAATTTATGACATGGATAAGCTCATCATTTTTGTAAACCTTGTAAAGATTTTTCATGCCATCATACATTGGAATTATGACTCCTAAAATCTCATCATCTGTCCTGGTTGTTGTAGCCACTTTATAACACATAATTCTGCTAGAATTATACACCTTAAATATCGTTGGTTTTTCCATATCTTTTTTATCTGTTTGTAATCTATGTAATCAATTTTAACCATTTTTCTATTTCTCTCTATATATATATATATATATACTTTAGTAAAATAAATATAAAAATAGGTTACATCGGTTACAAATGTTGTTATTTAATTGATTTTCAATACGTTGGGATGTAACCAATCCGTAAATAAATCGGTTACAATTAAAATAAATCGGTTACATTGGTTACACTTTCTATGAAGTTATTATGATTTTTTCCTATTTTAAAGTACTTTTTGTTGTTATCTTGTCTATTTTTGTAACCAATGTAATCAATCCCAAAAATTTGGGAACCTATTTGTAACCCTTTTGAGAATCTTTTTAAACTATAATCTCTAGGCTGTAATTCATAACGATTTAGAAAGTTTTTCCACTCATCATTTAATGGTAATTGCTGCCCTAAATAATCTTCTATAATGGTGTCAAAATAGTCCAAAAAATCCTCACTAAATTGTAGTTTAATTTGTTTTCTATTAAGTTTTTCACTATTCATTATTGGCTGTATGCCATTAATAAAATAGTACTGCACACAGATAAAAAGAAAGTTATAGAAACGCTGCCACTCATCATTATCCCAGTCATTAAATAATTTGTTACCAAAGTACTGTTCAGGTGTCTTTGTAGATGAGAAAAATGGAGCAAACTCCAGTACTCTTTGCCTACGTTTAGCATGTTCTGCATTAGATGCTATGCTATAATTGGTAGTAAATGCAAGCTTAGGGCTATCATCAAAGCTTAAAAATATCTCATCTTTATTCTTTTTTTCAATGGTCATACCTTCGGTAATGGTCGGGTAATAACGCTCAAACTCTACATTCTTAGGGCAATCTTCAATGATTACAAGCTTTGTTCCAAGCTCTACCCGGCTAAATGCAAATGTTTTATCAGGCTTAAAGTTTTTACCATCCATTGTAACTGTAGGTATAAGTTTGCTTATAGCTTTAAAGAATATACCTTTACCAGTACCACCACCTTTGGTCTCATCATCAGTCTCTTCAGCTAAAATCACTGCATAAGGTCGGCTTGAATCTTTATAACTGTGTAGTATGTAGCCAATTATAGACATTGCATAACTTATACGCTCAGGCTCATCATTACTAATTTTCTCAATAAACTTGTAATACTGGCATTCTGTAATATCAACATCTTTATTTATGTAAATATCAAAGTCATTGATTTGGCTATCCCAAATGGACTGATTAATGGTACCATAATCTATTCTGCTAATATTACCTTTGTCAATGGTTACAATACCATTTTTGAATGGGAAGTAGCATTTATTGGCTTCATCTCTAAGTATCTCAATCTCTGACTTGTCAATATATTCAAAGAAAGCATCAGTAAATATGCTATTGGTATTCTTTATGATTTGCTCCATAACGTCAATATGTCCAGCATCAACAAGCTTCTTTTTTATAAACTTTTTTATTGATTCTGAGTAAACCTCTCTTACTTGCCTGTTCTCTTCATGTATGAGACGGTATACTTTATTTTTTGCGTTTTGAAAATACAGCTGATAGTTATTATAATGTAACCACTTTTGCAATGCATAACGCTCAATAATTACAGCTCCATTTTTGTTATGGTACCAAAACCAACCACCAGTATTAACCTCACCATAAATATCACTAAGCTCTTTACAAGCCTTTTTAGCATCATTATTTGTCTCAAGCATACAATACACCCCAAATGGATTATAACCCTTATTTTGAAAGTTTGTAGAGGTTGTATGAGGATAAAATATCCTTGTGTCATTAAATAATACAGCAGATGTAGCAGATGTGGTTGAGCCTGGTCTAAGTAGGTAAGTTTTTTTACCATCATTATTTAAAACTGACCAGCCATGTTTTTCAAGTAGTGCAAGCACATCACCTCTTTTGTTGTAATCTTCCCACACGGTAAGCTTATCGTTATTATGAGCTATTTTTGGCTGTTCTATGGTCTCAATAATTTGATTAAATTCCCTAGCACAACTCATAAGTGTATCGCGCTCATCAATAGATAAAACTGGTATTGATTTACTATTTCCATCAATTGGGTTGTAGCCTGGTGTTGGAGGCGCACAAACATAACCACCTTCACCTCTTGTCTCAATTAATACATAAGATTTAGCCATTGGATTGGCTTTTAATTCTGCATCATTTGGAGGCCTTTCTGCAAGCTTTTGATTTCCTTCAATAAATTCACATCTAAAGTAAATGTGGTAGCCATCAGATTTGGTTTTAACGATAAATAATTTGCTGTATAGCACAGGATCTGCATCAAGTATTTTATCACAATAATTTGTAAAATTGACACCATATTTGCAGTCCACATCTATAACCTCTAGATTGTTAGATACAGCCCCACATATAACTGCAAGTCCTTGCACTTTAGGATGTGCAAACATTGTAATAAGTTGCTGATCAGTTGGTATGTTGTATTGGTATTGCTTCCATGATCCAATGGAGCGTTTAGTGTTGTCAGTTGAGATTACCGATAAGCCTGCTGCTGCGTAGTCCCTCGCTGATTTTAATAAATTCATTTTGTAAATGGTTTAATGATGATGATGTAATTACGAAAAATCCTTTGTCTTGTAGTTGTTTGTGTCTATATTTTTGTAGCTCAGATAGTTTGCCATTTTCAGATTTAACCTCAATAAAAATGGTTGTGCCTAATGCATGAAGTTGCAGGTCAGGCCAACCATTTTTATTAGTTTGAATAATTTTAACTACTAGCCAGCCTTGTGTTTCAAGCCACTTTATTATCTGATGTTGTATTTGTGATTCTTTCATACTTTGGTCGGGTTTCTTGAGGTATAAAGTTAGTACCTACACCGCCAACTTTGTTAATAAAATCTACTTCAACTTTTGCAGAATTAATAATTACTTGAGCTACATCGGCTATAGCTTTAGCTCGGTCTAAATCCATTGGCTTCTCAGGATCAGCTAAAGCTTCTAGACAGGCAAATAAATGGTTGCGTAAATCTTCAATTTTGTTTTGCATTGATTTGTTTTTTTAGTTTGTTATTTAATTTGATGATTTGTTTTATTGGTTCCGGGTACTGATGAAGGGTGTTTCTTTGCATATTTTCAACTTTAGTAATAAGCTCCAGGTTGTTGATGTCAAAGTTTTGTTGATTATTGTCTTTAAACACTACTATATGATCAGCTGGAATGGGTCCATTAACTTGCTCCCAAATTACCCTATGCTTTAACCTCCAGTCATTATCTGCAATCTTTACATAAGTATAACCGTCAGTAGATTTGCTTTCTTCGCCTTCCTTCCTTGTATTATGAGGTTTTGCACCTTTTTTAAACATGGTTTTTTGGCATTTTTCATAAAGTATTTTGGACATTTTTTGTCCATAATTGTAAGGTACATTACCTTTTTTAAATTGGTAATTTTTTCCAAATTCGGCTAGTTTTTTTGCCTCACGTTCCAGCATCTTTGCTAAATACTCTTTTGACTTTTTTAAGCCCATTGAATAAGCTTTACCATACACTCCACCCATTGGTCTATTAAGTATAGTGGCAATATCAGCTGAATTCATATTGCTATAATTATCAGTCATAAATTTAATTTCTTTGTCTGTCCAAAATGTTCTCATCTATTAATAGTTTTAAAAATGATTGTGTATCAATACCGGCTTTAATGATGTTGTCTTGCATATCATTACACCAGCACCATAAGTAGTTTTCAATTTGTCGGGCATCGAATGTAGGATATTTTTTCAAACTTTGCAAAGCCATTTTTTTGTATGCTAATATTTGCACTTCATTACGTGCAACGATAGTACTAGATTTTATGGCTTGTACTGCTTGCACTGGCATAGTTTTCAAATCTTCAACAAAATAAGATGTGGTATAATTTTTCTTATTGCATACTGCTTTATAAATACGCTCCTCAATGCCATTGATGGCAAATATCCAATGTACTTTAGCAGCTTCAACTCTATCTTTAGATTGTAGCCTTGCTCTTACCTGAAAATAAGTAACTGCAGAAAAATCAATATTGTAACACACCAGGCAATCGGCAGTAGATAGGTTTACACCTTCTCTACCACTCACAAATTGGGATAAGAAAATCATATCATCATTGGCTTGAAATTCCTCCGGTGATTCGGTACATTTTAAGCCTCTTTTTTGCGCTCCTAACATTAGGACAGTACGTTCAGCTTTAAACTTATAAAAGATAGCAAATTTTAAGCCCTTGAACGTGTCAAAGATATAATTCACTTTACTATCATCAGTGATAGCTGAATCTTGTTCATCACACATAGCCACATCAAAAATAACAGTGCCTGAGTAAAGCTGATGTAGTTTTGATAGTAGTTTCACTTCGGTATCTGCTTCAATAATATCCCCATTTTTACCTATGACAACTTTGTCAATACGTAGTCTATTGCATACTTGGTATGTCCTATCAGACATGGCAACCTGGTGGATATGCTCATCAACTAATTGTGTAAATCCTGCCTCTTCCTGAGTATAGGATAAAAATAAATGGCTTACTACTTTGTCAATGGCTTCTTTATTGGCATTTGTATAATCATGAATCTGTCTATTAAATACATACTTAGATTCAATGGTTACAAATCCCTCTCTAGCCCATGTATAAAAGTTTTTCTGTGTAAATGGATTAAATGAGCTTATCCAAAATTGATGATAAAGTTGGCTATAAGATTCGGGTGATGGTGTCCCACTAAGATATATGATTGGAAGGTTATGACATAGCCTCTTTAATTCTTTAGTACGTTTGGAAGGAATGGCAAAGGCACCAGTGCAATGAGCCTCATCAATTATCACCAGGTCAAAGTACTGATCAGTGATATTATGCAGTTGCTCAAAGTTTATGACAAAGCATTTAAAGTGTTGTTTGTAATGCTCATAATCTGCTACTACGCTTAATGTAGCTTTCTTTTTTGTTACAAAGAGTATGTTTTTTGCACCATAAAGTTGACACGTATTAAGGGCAGTTAGTGTTTTGCCTGTTCTAACTTGCATGGATAGATAGGCTATTTTGTATTGTTTTAAAAGCTCGCAAGCTTTGGTTGATATCTTAACCTGGTAATCTCGTAATTGCATTAGATAAATTTTTCTTTGCGTAATAAAATTGGCTTATTGAGTAAGATTGTGTTGTGTTTAATATTTTAGCTATTTCAATAAAGTTATAACCAGCAAGCTTTAAAATAACTACATTTCTTTGGCTTTCTTTTAAGTTGTCAATTTTTGACAATAAACTTTTTAAACGTAATTCTGTTACAATATTATCTTCTTTTGTAACAACCAAATCAGAATAATCAGCTATTGAGTAAATCTTGTCAACTGGTATGTAGTTTAGATGTTTTTTGTTGCGTCTGTAATTATCAATAAATGCAAAATTTACAAGTTTTGATAAGTATTTAAGGTTGACTGATTCGGGTGATTTTTGCCATAATTTAATAAGGACATTTTGATATATTTCGTTGATGGTATTATCATCTGTTGTGTAAGATGAGATATTGGACTTTATAAACTTGCCATATTTTTTTATAATCAGATTTATGTCCATAAGTAAAAAAAGACCACAAAGCAGATCTTACCGTATGCAATGTGGTACATGGTTACTCATCATCGTAATTGTTATCCTCATTGCTTATCAAATGTACATATAATAAAGAAACAATTATAACTACTCCAAATTCAATTGAAAATACTATCCACATAAGTTATAGTTTAAGGTTTATAATATTTGTCCATTGAATATTTAATACCGGCATGCATAAAATGTAAAAAGCTCATATTATTTACCTTAAAGGTAATATCAAATTGCTTTTCACCTGGTGCTATTGGTTTGCCATCATATTCCACACACGATAATATTTCAACACCTGCCTCTTCAAGATATTTAAACCTATCTTCAGATATTATAATACTACTGGTAAAATCTCCAAAGTAATCAATTTTTATACTCATTTTTGTTTGTTTTGATGATGATAAATAATTTAAAATGTGCGTTGAATGGTCGCACCCCCATCGCTAGGTTAGAACGGCACGTCTGAGTTATCCTGTTCGTTGTTTGCAAACTTAGATTTAACCATGTTTTCAAGATGCTCCATCATGTCGGAATCATCCCAAACATCAACACCTTTTACCTTAATTTTTTTCATTGATGGTAAGCCATTTGGGTTATCTTTTGTGTA